AGCTTCTGGGGTAGAATCAATAAACCATTTTGCCATCCAGTCTTGTACTTCTGACACAGCTGCAGTTACAGTAGTTCCACGAGAGAACGCCTCTACTACTGAGTCAAATTTAAAGGCCAGAATCTCATCTATTTGCTGCTGGATATCTTCTTCAGCATAAACTGCGATCTTCTTCTCCTGGAGATCACGATGAGCTTGAAATTCGGTTTTGAGGGTCTGTACAAATGTGTCGAAATCCACGGGTTTTGATACGATAGAAGCATCTTCCATATTATACCTAGAAAACATGTAGGCATCCTTGATGAAGACGTCATCTGTACTGCCACCACACGCAAGATGAGTGCGCATGGCAACAGACCGATCAAACCGAGTGTATTTCTCACCATTCTTTGAAACCTCTTTCCCGTAGTTTGGGTCAATGGCAACGGTCCAGCAAAATGGGAATCGTCTCTGCAACGCCGCAGGTTCCTTGATACTAACAGGTTTGAGTATCTTCGTATTGCTTGTAGCTAGAATTATCTCGGAATTAAAGTACGTGTCTTCTTTCTTCGAGATCTCTGCCATGTGCAAATGGAATGGAACGTTGTTGGCTGCATTGATAATCTCCATATATGCATTGTCGGGTTTACCTGTCGTTTCTACTAACTGTCCGAGGTCGTCATAAAGAGTGATCTTATGATTCAAGTAACCTTCCCAATAATCATTACCAATCTGTCGCGCGAAGAGCAAGGGGGAGTCAGACGTAAGATGCCAAAACTCATCATTGAGGAGTTCCGCAATACGCTTCGTCAAGTCTGATTTCCCTACTCCAGGTGCGCCATAAAGATAAATGCCCATGGGTTCGAATCGTTCTTTGGGTTTAAGTGCCGGGGAGGAAAGGGCGAGAGCGTACAGTTTGCTCAACTGCATTTTCAGACCCTTGCACATTTCAAAGACAAGATCATCCTTATTTGTTCGTGCAAGACTTTCTACTGTTTCCAACACGCGGTATGTACCAATTATGCTCTGCGATACCTTACGAGAGCCATTGATAACCTCCGCGTTAGCGTTCTCTACCAGGAATTTTGTATAGGCGGCAGCTTGTTCAAGATCCTTATATTCACGATAAGCTTGTATTTTTGTGTATGATACTCCGTACACTTGTTTGCAAGCGAAATCGCTCAAATACTGAAGGAATGTTGAATATGCCTTCGTCAATGCCTGGAAACCTTGGTTGGCGCGTCCAATATCAGCGAGTGTCTTGAATCCAAAGTGGTCTAATACCA